TGGTGATAGATCATTTAGGCAGATGCAGGATATTCCGCTAGATAAGATGGATGAGTTCATTGATTCACTGATAGCTAGTAAGAGTGCGAAGGTAGAACCAAAAACTAAGGAAGAAGATGGAGAATAACGAAGATTATATAAAGAAAATTGATGGGGCTGAGCGTAGGTTCTTCACCCAACAGATGGAAATCAGATCCGAAGAGAAAGGGTCGGTAGTTGAAGGTGTTGCTGCTGTTGTTAATTCTAGAACCAACATGGGTTGGTATGATGAAGAGGTAATGGTAGGTGCTTTCGATGACGTAATGCAAGATGATGTTAGGTGTTTATTAAATCATGATCCTAATTTTGTTTTAGCTAGGTCGAATAAAGGTGAGGGAACTTTGTCTTTATCGATTAATGAAAGAGGTGATTTAGCTTATGCTTATACCACTCCTAACAGAACATTTGCAAAGGATCTAGAGGATGCCATCAGAACAGGTGATATCTCACAAAGTTCTTTTGGGTTCGGAATTAAGGACGATGTATGGGTAAAGCAAGAGAATGGAAGAGAATTGAGACAGATAGTGAAGCTAAAGTTTTTGGCTGATGTTTCTCCAGTTAGCTTCCCTGCTTATGCGGCTACATCCACCACAATTGCAAAGAGGTCTTTTGAGAGTCAAAAAGAGCCTGAGTATGTAAAGGATTATGAGAAGTTCAATGAATTAAAACGTAAAGAATTAAATAGTAAAGAGAAATGAGAGTTAATGAATTAAAGGAGAAAAGATCAGAAGCGGTTGCAAGGCAACGAGCTATTTTAGACACGGCTGACAGTGCAAAACGTAGTATGACCTCTGATGAGGACGTAGAATATAATAAGTATGAGGCTGAGTATAACAACTTAGACAAGCAGATTGGCAGAGAAGAAGTTATGGAAGCTCGTCAAGCTCAAATGGATGCTGACCAAGGTGCTAAATTAGAGGCCGATCATAAAGCTCCAAAAGGAGAAACTTCTGAGGACATTTCTAAGCGAAATTCAGCAGCTTTCGAGCAATATGTTCGTGGTGGATTTGGTTCATTAGGAGCTGAGCAAAGAAGCGCATTCTCTGAGACTAGAGCGCAAAGTGCAGGTGTTAACAGTGAAGGTGGCTATACTGTTCCTACTCATTTGGCTGCTCAAATCGAGAAAGGATTGCTTGATTTCGGTGGAGCTAGAGAGCTTGCTAAATTGATGAAAACTAGCACAGGAGCTAGAATTGACTTCCCTACTAACAACGATACAGGTAATGTTGGTGTGTTATTGGCTGAAAACATCGCAGCAGGAGAGCAGGACACAGTATTTGCTAGTACTCCATTGGATGCTTACACGTACACATCTAAGATTGTTAGAGTATCCAATCAGTTGATTGAGGACAGTGCTTTTGACATCATGGGTTACATTGCAGGTATTGGAGCTGAGAGAATCGGTAGAGGTATAAATGCAGCGTTCACCACTGGTGATGGTTCTGACAAACCAGAAGGTTTTATCACTGGAGCATCAGCAGGTATTACAGCAGCTTCGGCAACGGCTCTTACTTTTGATGAGTTGATTTCTTTGGAGCATTCAGTAGACAAGGCTTACAGAAATGGCGCAGCTTTCACATTCAATGATGCTACGTTTGCAGCTATCAAGAAATTGAAAGATGGTGATGGTAATTACTTGTGGTTAGCTCCTAATGGACAGAGCGGTGCGGCAGGATCGATTCTTGGATACAAGTATGCAGTGAATCAGGACATGGCTTCTATTGCAACTGGTAATAAGTCGGTAGCTTTCGGTGACTTCTCTAAATTCACAATTCGTGATGCAGGAACTCCATCGATTTTGAGATTGGCAGAGCGTTTTGCTGAGTTCAATCAAACTGCTTTCTTGATGTTCAGTCGTCATGATTCAGTAGTATTGGATGCAGGTACGAACCCTATCAAATATATCACTCAACTATAAGCCGAGTGAAGGTAGTAATTAAAAAAGATTGGGAGCATTCACTTGCTCCCAATTCTCTTTTCAAACGAGGATCTGAGGTAGAATTGACTGCTGCGGATGTTCATTCTGGAATAGCATCGGGTTACGTTTGTGATCCTAACGATCCAGAGGATGTGGTTAAGCCACAGGTTGCGCCAGTAGCGGCTAAAAAGCCAGAGAAAGCGGTTTCTAAAAAAGTAAAACAAAAAAGATAGATGAGATTAGAACGGACAGTTGATCCTTTAGTAAATGCGGTGACTACAGCTCTTGTTGAGCAGCAGTTATATTTATCCGCTAATGAATCTCCACTTGTAGTGGCGAATGCTATTGAGGGGGCGATAATGAAAGTGGAGCAGGACACTGACCGTTCACTTGTTTCTCAAACGTGGGTAATGACGCTAGACAGATTTCCAAGTTCATTTTGGGAGCGTTCTGTACGCCATTATGACTACACAACGATATTTATCCCTAAAGGAAAGGTTCAGTCGGTTGTATCATTGACTTACATTGATACTGATGGAGACGAACAAACTTTGATAGAAGGAACAGATTATACAATAACTACAATTGGTGATGAAGCTAGGATAGAGCCAATTATTTCTTGGCCTTCTACTTCCCCTAATGTAAATGATACAGTAAAATTGACATGGGTTTCTGGTTACGGAGATGCAGACACGGATGTCCCTGCTTGGTCCAAGCAAGCCATTCTTTTACTGATGAAAGAGTATTTTGATGGTGATGACGTACATAAGTCTTACCATAGAGTAATCTCAAGAGGAATGTTGTTTTTTGACTCTGAAAAAAATGACAGGTAATGGGAATCATAAAATTAAATTCCAGAGAGCTAGATGTCTCTGGAGATATTCATCAGATAACTCTGGTGGATGATGGACCTGGAACGGATGTAGAGACTGACACGGTATTGTATGCAGGAGTAAGATCCAGATACATGAATGCGAAAGCTACGGACACTTTAGAAACGATAGAGTTTAATCAGCAAGTCTACAAGCTAAAAGCTTCTTGGCTTATCAGAAATGAGGCAGGAAGAACTATTACACCCAACAAAATGATCTACGTTGTGGGTGGTGAGTATCATTCCATAACAGGGGTGAGACCATTTAGAGGATCAAGAAATTTATTGGTATTGGATACCATAAGAAGAGATAACGATAGTAATGAGTAAGGCGATAGTTAACATATTGAAGAATGACGCAGCATTAACGGCATTATTGGGGAGTAATACCAAGGTAAGACTAGGGTTTATTGCTCAGGAGCTTAAAAAGCCTTATGTGGTAGTGGATATAGAAGATTCTACTCCGACTAACACATTTGATGCAGGGAGTGACTTAGATTTCACCTCTCTGACTGTTTTCTCGGTGTCTGACAGGACTTATTCTAACGCCAATGGTGTTGGAGCTGACGAGATCTCTAAAGCCGTTAGAGCAGCCATAGATTACGTTGCAGCAGGTACTTATGGGGGAGAGACCATAACTAGGTGTACATTCCAGAGAAGTTCTGGAGTGAGAGAGGATAGACTTGCAAATAATGTGCAGGTAACAAAAACGGATGATTATTTAGTAAGTATAAGATTATGAAATTGATATTTAATAAGAAATCCAAAGTACTGGTTGAGGGATCAACCAAGTATTTCCTAAAGGGTGAGGTTTACTCGATGGGAAAGAATCTTGGTGCAAAGTACTTGGAAAATGGGTCTGCTGAAATATTCCCTAGAGTTAAGGAAGTGAAGGTTAAGAAAATAAAATTTATAAAAACGGAAAAAGTAGAGGAAAATGGCGAAAATTAATGGAACAGATTTAACGATAGAAATAGGTACTTACCTGTCAGGGGTAGCGATATCTCTTAATACTAGCGTTAGCTTGAGTGTAAACGCCTCAGAGGTGGAATGCACAAACAAGGATAGTGGCGGATGGAAGGAAATTCTAGTAGGGACTAAAGATTGGTCTATGTCTGGGTCTTCTATGGTTGATTACGATGCAGCTAACGGATTGAAAGAGGCAAGAGCAGCTTGGTTGGCAGGAACTTCGGTTGTAGCTAATTTTACTAAAGCAGTAACGGCAGCAGGTGACGAAACTTTATATGGTGATGCTTATTTCACTAATATCGAAGAAACGGGAGAAATAGATGGAGTGGTCGAGTGGACATTCACATTGTCAGGAACAGGAGAATTAACAAGTACAGACGCAGTAGCATAATAATATGAAAACGATACAACTAAACGGAACTCCTCATAAGATTCGGTTCAATTTTAACGCATTAGCAGAATATGAAATTCTAACAGGCAAATCCGCATTATCATTTGATAATATAGGTATAGCTGACGTTAGAGCTTTAGCTTTTGTCGGACTATCTGAGGGGAGTCCAGATTTTAAAATGACATTGCAAGAGGTAGGGGCATCGCTCACTATGGATTCAATGGGAGAGGTTACTACCGCTTTAACGGAGGACCTGTCTAGCGGAAAAAAGTAAGTGGAGAGAGCCGAGGCTCGTTAAGTTGGGACGAGTTTTATGAGGTAGGCCTCGGTACTCTTTCCATTCCTAGAAGTGAGTTTATGCTGATGACAGCTAGGGAGCTAGAATCAGCTTACTCAGGGTACAGAAAAAGGAGAGAAGAGGATTGGGAGATGGTGAGATGGGGATCTTACTACTCTATGGTTATGCACTCGAAAGAGTTAGAGCTTGACAAGGTATTTGTTCCAACTGATGCCATGAAGCCGAAGGAGGCTAAGGAAGTAACTCCAGATATGATGATGAAAGTTTCTAAAATCAAGAGAAGGGATGGCCAATAGTGTTTATTTGCAGG